GAGCAGCTTGTTGTCCAGGTTCGTGTGGTAGCGGCGGAACAGGTCGTCCAGGACGACCGCCTCCACACCGGCGCCGCGCTCGATGGACTGGCGGGACAGCGTCTGCTGGCCGGCCGCCGTCTTCACGGCCGGGGACAGCAGCGTGTCGTCCATGTCCTGCTCGGCCACGGCCGCGTTCTCCGCCGACTGGGTGTCCACAGAGGACGACGTGGTGATGCGGGAGATGTTCACCGTCATGCCCTGGGAGGGCAGGACGTGCGGGCGGCAGACGTCCGCGAACGGCCGCATGGCGGCGGCCGCCGGGGCGTACATGTCGGTCAGGTACTGCGGGACCACCAGGCCGGAGAAGGCGCCCGTGCCCGCGGCACGCTGCTGGTCGTCGGGGCGCAGCCGTGAGCCGCGCTCGACACGCTCCTCCTGCATGTGGCGGGCGAGGCGTCCCTGCGCCTCGTAGTCGCCGAGGAACGCGGCCGCGACGTCACGCTCGAACATCGCGCCGCGCCGGTCCTGGTCGGGCCGGTAGGTGCGCTCCTCGGCCGCGACGCGGGCGACCCGGTCGTAGGCCGGGGCCCGGTTGGCGGCCGGCGTGGTGCGCGCCTGAAGCTGGGCGATCTCGTCCTCGCGGGCCTGCTCGGCCTCCAGCTCGTCGAGCGCCGCCTGGCGCCGGGTGACCTCGGCGTCCGCGGCGTCGCGCCGGTTGACCTGGTCGCGGACGGCGTCCTCGGTCAGGTTGTCGTCGGAGCGCAGCGCCACCAGGGCGTCCTGCTCCGTCTGTCGGGTGGTGATCGCCGTGTCCAGCGCGGTGCGCGCCTGGGCGATCAGGTCGGCGAGCGTCATGGCTCGTGCCTCCTGTGTCGATGGATTCCAGACGCCCCGTGTCCAGGTCAGACGGCCACCCGAGGCAGTGCGCCGGGTGGGCTCGTGCGCGCAGAGCGCAGGGCAAAACCCCCCGTCGGTTGGCGGGGGAAGACGGTGGGTCAGCGGGCGATGGCCAGCTCAAGGAGCGCGCGGGCCCGGCTGTTCGGCGCGGCCGCGGGCTTGCGCAGACTGCCGACCGTGTGGGGGTTGGCGCCGTAGCCGACGATGGCGACGTCGCCGCGGTGGATGTCGTACTTCGTGATGCGGTACTCGGTGTAGTCCGGGGACCACTGGCCCGCCTCGATGCGGAACGCGAACGACATTTCATCGATCAGCCCGGCCTTCAGCTTGGGCGCGATGTAGGCGACGTCGTGGTCCGCGGGGTCCAGGGCGGGCGCGTGGACGTGCAGGCCCTGGGCGTCCTCAGTGAGGAACAGGCTGCCGGTCGTCGTGCGGGCGAGACGGCGCAGCTGGTCGTGCCCGAGCACCAGCGGGACGTCCAGGTCGGAGCGCACCAGGGAGTCGGCGCCGGCGCCCTGCGACACGACCTCGGTGTACGGGCCGAACATGTCGTACATCTCGTAGGCCTGCTCGTACACCGAGGCATGGCCGATGAACTCCAGCGTTCCGCCCTCGCCTGCCTCACGGACCTGGACGCCGGACAGGGCCGCGCGCACGGTGGCGCGCGATCCCGCCTGCTCGGCGCAGCGTCGCTGTGACGGACGGTCGGCGCGCTGCCTCACGTTCTGGGCGCGTTCCGCCGCAGCGGCGGCGAGCGTGGATGCAGTCATGACGTAGCTCCCGGTACGGCGGTCGGGGTGGGCGTGGTGGCGGTGCGCGAGCCGAACAGCCGGTCGAACTCGGCGTAGTCGCCCTCGGTCAGCGGCGGCAGGTCCTCGAGGGCGCGAGCCTCGGACGGGGTGAGCGTCCGGTTGGTGATGCGCAGGCCGATCGTGCGGGCGCGGGACTCGGGGTCCATGCGCAGCAGCGCGTCCGTGTTCAGCTTCACGTAGCGCGGGCCCGACACCAGCTTGCGGCTGAACGCGTCCTCCCGGCGGGCCACAGCCGGGCCCAGGTTCATGATGAGGAACTGGAGGTTGCGCTGGGTGATGTTGGCGTAGGTGACGCTGCTGCCGGACACGGCGGCGTCGATCAGGTCGCCGGGGCAACCGAAGAAGCGGGCGATGTCGGACACGCCGTACTGGCGGGCCTCGATGAACTGCGACTGTGCGGCCACCGCCTGGACGGGGCTGTACTCCCAGTCGACGCCGTGGACGAACAAGTCGCCGTTGGAGACGGCCGCACGGAACGCGTCCCGTACCTCCCGGGCCTGCCGCTTGTCGATCTGCTTGTTGGTGTTCTTCAGCGTGCCCGACGGGACGGCCCCGCCGGCGAACCAGTCGCGGGCGAACTGCTGCGCGTTCAGGGACTCTTCGATCGTCCACGCTGCGTACCAGATGGGCGACAGCCCGAGCGGGATCCCTGCGACCGTGTACTGCTTCTCGTGCCACACGTCCCACGGGTCGTACTCGGTACCGCCGATCCGGAACTTCGTGATCTGCGATCCCTTGCCGCGGACGGTGACGTCGCCGAGTTCCACCAGGTCGATGCGTCCGGGCAAGCCGCGCCCGTCCGGGCCGATCACGCCGGTGCGTTCGGTGATGACACCGAAGCAGTTGCCGCCCCGATCCAGATCGAACTCGGTGGAGTACATCCACTCTTTGACGCCGACCTCGGCGCCGCCGGGGGTGACCAGGACGGGAGGTTTGGCGACCTCCACCTGGATGCCCTGCACCTTGCGGTACACGTCGATCGGGAACGTGGACACCAGGTCGGCGCGTAGCCGCAGGCACGCCCACACTGCCGAGTGCCGGAGCGCCGTCTCGTTGGTGACGTGTACGCCCTGCCCGCCGGTTCGCTGCTCACGCGCCAGGGCGAGCATGTCCTCGGCGGTGGTGATGTTCGCGTCCCGGGTGAAGACGCGCCGCACCTTTGACCAGGCGCCCATACGTGCCTCCCTATAGGAACGAGTCGCTCACGTCGTAGTCCTCTTCAACCTGCGGGCCCCGGATGAGCAGCGCCCAGCGGGCGAAGGTGGCTGCGCACAGCGGGCTGATGTCGACCTGCGAGGCCGTACGGTCCAGCTGCCAGGCGTCGCCGTTGCGGCGGGTACGGGCCCCGTTCACTGCGGCGGTGAGCGGCACCTGGTCGATGTGCCGCACGGTGCCCTGGTTCATGGCGTCGGCCAGCTGGCCGCACGCCTCGGTGATGTCGCCGGCTCGCATGACGGCGAGGTCGCCGCGCTGCGGGTGGTCCTTGTCGGTCGGCGCCTCGATGCCCGCGGCCGCCAGGTCGTCGATGAGCGAACCGGCCGGCGCACCCGAGGACGCGACGGCCACGGCCACCGGCTTCCACAGGTCGCGCAGCTTCACGACCGTGGGCACCACCCAGTCCGTGCCCGGGCGGCGGGCGACGACCTCGAGGTGCACCGTGCCGTCCGGCCTCTTGGACGCGGCCGCGATGCTGCTGCTGCTGCGGTCCTGCGAGACGTCGATGGCGAGTGCCACGCTGTCCGCCACCGGCCTGCTGTCCTTGTCGACCAGGCCGGGCCACTTGGCCTTGGGCACGTTCGGGTCGACGGGCGGAGTCGGCTTGCGGGTGCGGTTCAGGTAGGCCCGGTCGAACTCCGCCGGGTCCAGCTTCGCCAGCTCCGCCGCGATGACGTCGACCGTCACCGTGTGGCCCAGCGCGGGCAGCGTCGCATACCAGGTTGCCGGGTCGTCACGCGGCATGTCCTCGGGGGCGAACCACTCGAAGTACGCGGTGCGCGGGCGCTGCGCCAGGGGGTCCTCGGCGAGCGCCGCCCACAGAGCTTCGATGATCTCGCGCCCCAGCCTGCGCTTCTTGTTCAGCCACACCGACTTGGTCGTGCCGCCCGCGGACGCCCACCACAGCTGGGCCATCGGACGGGTCAGCATGGCTGGGCTGAACGCCTGCTCCAGCCGGTCATCCTCGTGCGCGAACGACTCGTCGATGAACCCCAGGTCCAACGCGGGGCCGTGGCCGGCCTTCTCCGTGTTGGCGGTGATGCCCATCTTGGAGCGGGTCGACGGCCACAGGATCGCCTCGTTGCCGTTCGACTTCCGGATCCGTGCCCGCCGCGCCAGGTCCGACCCGGCGATCTTCTCCCAGAACTCATCCTCCCAGCGCTGCCGCGCCATGCCCCGGGTCTGCGCCGCGTACACGATGTTCTGGCGAGGCCAGGCCAGCGCACGATGGATCTGAGCAGCCAGGCACAGCTCCGTCTTGCCCTGCTGCCGCGACACCGACAGGCCGACCTCGCGGTGCGCGAACAGACCGGTGTTCGGGTCGATCTCCAGGGCGACGTCGCTGACGTACTTCTGCCACGGCATCGGCGGGGCGCCGAGCTTGGCCATGACCTTCCACAGCTTCGGTCCCAGCGACGGCCGGTCCGGGTGGCGAGGCGTCCCCCAGCGCGGCGGGCACTCCAGCCCGTACCGCTCACGGAGGTCCTCGGCGAACTCAGTCGGGGGAGCCCAGGTCTCCGAGGTCGTCGTCATCGTCTGCGGCCCGCCCCTCCAGCAGCTGGGCGAGCGTCTGGCGGAGCTCGCGGGTCAACTGGGGAAGCAGCCTGTCCTCCTGGTCGACGGGCTCTCCGCACGTCTCGCACACGCCGGTCGCCGCGGCGTCGATCCGGCCGGCCAGCGTGAACGCCAGCTCCGACAGCGACGGCTCGACACCGACCAGGTCGCCGAGCTGCTCGACGTCGTCCCGGACGGCCTTCTCCACGGGGCCCATGGCAGCCCCCTTCCAAGATCGTCCGGGGCTCACCGGCCCGGGGGGAGAAAAATAAAAGC